CGTATCCATGTTTTCTTTGTAGTAAGCCTCTAACCTATTTCTTCGACTTTGTACCCCTCGCACAGACAATCCAAGGTTTTTAGCCATAATTGTGGGGTTTTTATTGAACATCTCAAACAGAGTAATAAACTCCATGTCGCTGTAGAACTTCATAAATGCTTTCTCCAGTAAAGAGTATATTTACCCCCCCACGGGATTGTGGGATTGAACAATTTAAAACCGCATGAAATTAATGAATTTGATGATGCTGGGTTATCTGTTGTGTCTGTGATTAACCAATTCCATCCCAAGGCTCTTGCCTTACGTTCTCTCGCTTTGATAAGTTTTTTTTGTATTCCCTTGCCACGAAACGCTCGAGCAACTCCGCTACGACATAAATAACCACAATCGCCCCAGCGAGCGCTAGGTACAAGCCCACAAAAACCAATACAAACGTCTCCATCAAAAGCTCCCCACCAATAACCTTTTGACACATCGTAAACCTCATCTTGGGGTAAACATTGTTTCTGCATCTTATTTAAAAGATGTTCATGAACAAAATTATCCAAGGCTTTGATTTTCATGAAGTTATTGTCCTCAACTAGTGTGACACATTTACGAAAAAAAAGGGAGTCTAAAACTCCCTTGTTTACTTATGAAAATCTAACTGTATATCCTTGTGCCTTGTTTATCAATTATCAACGCTTGCCGTCTAGGTTTGCCGTTTGGCTCATTTGGCACGCTAATATGCGTCCAACGGTCAAACTCACGAATAATTTGGTCATAAGGTATGTCGGACGCTATGACGGCCTTTACAACCTCATCAGGTGTCATACCAGGCACACGAATATCAGCAGCACAGCCAATACGATGCTGAGAAGTATCTTTACTTCCAACTGCGTCATTAACTTGCTTAGACCTAAACGCTGAGTTAACCATAATTGGCTTATCGCCCAGCAATTCTTTGACTTGTTCGAGTAAATCTGCCAAGCGTTTGAGATTGTTTTTTTCAAGATCATTAGGCTCATTAGTAAACTCCCTGTGGTCAGTATGCGTTAATTCTTCAAGAGAAAAATGGGGGGATAACTGTGTCATATTACTACCTTATAAAAATTAACCCAATCAATACAAAATTGTTTCCAACTTTCATGTTGTGAATATTGGATGCACGCATCTATTTCTGAATCACTACCATCTCGGTTCAAAAAGATATGATACAAACCCTCTATCTGTTGCTGAAGAGGTGCTTCTTGTTTCGTCCAGTCGGCGTTGGAAATGAACCACGGTAGGGTCTTTTGGATTGGCCAATTCAAACAAATCTGCGTGTCTACCCAAAAATACTTCATACATATTTTCTTGTAAAACTTGAGGAATATTTTCTGTTGTTGTTGTTAAATTGAGAATTGCCTCTTCAATCCATCCGTTTTTATAACTCCAAAAGGGAATTTGGTTGTTCATTAAGGTGGTCATCACTTGGCTCATGTTGTATTCTGGATGCGCTGCTTTAATCGTTGCAACCGCACCCGTGAGACGAGGTGCTGCAAAACTTGTTCCTTTTGATCCATCAGGTGCAGAGTCTAATAGGAAAAAATCTACAAACTTAGGATTACTAATGCTGTATGATGCGTCTATAAAAGGGGTAGATAATGCTCCTGCTGTTAACGCATAAACATCCGCAACTTGCGTATCTGCCCAACTGACCCAGAATTGATTGCCATTGATATCGCTATTCTGACCATCCCAGTTACCCGCAGAATAAACAAGTTCAGTACCCTTATTGAAACATACTCTACCAATTCCGTTGTATTGAAAATCGGTGGTTCTGCTTGCGTTGGAATTAAAAGAACAATTGATGGCCGTATTACCCGCCAAAAAAGTAATTAAGTCTGTAGGAAAAAATGTTAAGTTGATGTTAAATATAGCAATAAAGCTATTAACTGGACTGTTGTCTTTTACAAGTGTGTATACATTTTTGGAATGATCCAAATATGTAAACGGGGATTCAATAACAGCAATCATTTAGGGACTGAATTATGCAGCATTGAGTCTTTAGCTTGAGACCCAGCAGAGCTGCCAAAGTAAAAACTCAAGACCAACATTAAAGCACCATCTAGCGTACCTAATACACGGGCAATTAATTCGCGCATTGTGGGGTCAATGACATGGGTTAAGAGGTACCATTGCACTATTGCCCAAGCCAACACAATCATAATAGAAAGCGTTGGGGGTACATAACTTTGGGTACTGATTTGCATTTGTCTAGCAGATGTGCGATCTGCCACCGCCAGCTTTTCAAAGTCCAACCCCATTTCTTGTGCTCTGGCTTTTAAAGAAATCTCGGCTGCTTGTAATGACGCTATCTGGTCAGCGGTCATTTTTCCTGAATTAATTGTTTCTTGTACTTGAGCTGGATCAACCCCTATGGCTTTGGATATTGCTTCTACCGCCATCCCAGCTAAAGGACCACCCATTGCTGTTGCTATTGTTGGAGCTATGCTTTTTAACCAATCCATGATTAATCCTCTATATGGTATTTTGATTTTTGATAGCTTTTGTATACGCTGTATTCCACTAAAACAAAGGTCAGTACCCATATGAGAACTGATACGCATATAGCGGCTCGTACACTATATTTCTCGATGAGAACTTCCCGTTTTCGTTTAGCCAGTTCAATAGCCTTTTTTTTTGACGTTCCAATTCATTGCGTTCTTTTTGAACGACTTGGCGCATCTTGTCAAATTCTTCCCAAAGACCTGGCAAACCAATCTGATAAATAATCATCTCTCTTAATTCGGTTTCCATCTTTTGCAACTCTCGTGTACGCATCACACGATTCATCGCTTCTTCATTAACATTTATGTTAACTTTTGGAGTATCTTTAGCTTCTTTTTCGGCAGCGACTAAATCTTCTTTGTGTTGAAAGAACCGCCCTAAATGGCCAGTAATCTCACCAATGATCTGCGATACATCCTTACCATCTTCTTTGAACTGTTGGTATATCTCCACGGCATTTCTGATGCCTTCGTGGGCTAATTTACAGCCCTGATATACCGCCATTAACTCAATCATTTGAGTAACTTTTCACCAAGAAAATGAAGTAACCCACCAAACAATGATGCTAATGTCATTCCAACCCAAAGGCCACCTTTTGACTTATTGGCCATAGCTAATAGACATTTAATGTCTGTTGACATTTCTGAGACTTGAGTTTCAAGCATCTCAACTTTAGCAATCAATTGGCCATATTGGATTGGATCAATGTTGTTCATGTTATGTCTTCTGTATAAAGGCTAACGCATAGTAGAGAGGGTTATTTGTTCCTGAACTGGTTACAACACCGCTAGATGCAAAACCACCGTTGTTACCGACTGAGTAAGAATTACCAGCACCAACAACAAATCTGTCTCTTAGGTCAGGAGTACCATTAGAGCCATTACAAAGAACATAACCAGTAGGAATAGAACCAATAGACCCGCTCCACATAATGATCCCGCCTGCTGGTACGGCAGAGACTGACGGGGTTGTTCCAATAATTCCATATAGGTTATCAAGTGTTTGAATGACATTGTTTGATGAATCAGTAATAATAAATTTATAGTTATAGCCGCTTGTAAACCATATCTCAGATGGCGTTCTGCCGTCCGTACCCAGTACGATAGGATTGGTGTTAGCCGTTGCGCCTGAGCTGTCTGTATAGGTCGCTTGGGGCGTGCTAGAACCTGCTTGGTAAGTATAGATATACCCACCAGCTAAAGGTACGTTAGGGATTGTGCTTGATAGGAATTGAAAACCATTTCCTACAGGTGATAGATTGACTGCCATTTTATTTTCCTATGTCTGAAAGTTTTGCGCCTGCCCCAGGCTTTAAGGATTGTTTTACTTCTTTCTTTGCTGCACGTTCTTGCAATAATTGTTGTGCAGGCTCAACAAATCTACCAACAATAGGCACTTGACCTGCCACTTTACTACCATATTGTTTCATCAGTTGTAATGCTGTATTGGATTCGTTGACAAAAGCGCCCGCAGGTCTAGCTTCTACCAGTTGCCCTGCTTTAGCAATGTTTTTAAGTGTTGTTGCATCTTCA